AAGATAGTTTAGGTGCTTCTAACGGTTATCTCTGGATCAAATAAATAAAAGAAAAGTAATCATCTCATGAGTAAAATTGTAGTTAGTGGTCTCGGAGGGATTGCTCAAACAATTAATCAAGTTACTGTAAATAGTGGTCATACATTACAGATGAATGGTAATGTATATCATGATGGTTTTGGTGCCCTTAGATTACCTTCAGGAACAACTGCTCAACGTCCAGGTAGTCCTCAAGCAGGATATATGAGGTGGAATACTAGTGAACTGCAAGTAGAAGTATATACAGGTAGTACATGGAAATCATTTGGGTCTGAAGATGGATCGGCAGGTTCCCCATTTACAACAATGGCGAATATTACAGCAGCAAATCCAGGTAACGGATTGAAGTATGTTGATTTAGATGGTAGTGGAGCAGAACAGGCATATATTTTCAAGGATAGTAATAGTAAGTATTGGGTAGGAATAGCATCAATCGCTGATGATACTAATCACGGAACTTATACTGGTGGTAGTGATAGTTGGTATGGTAACTGGTCTAATACAACAACATTTGGATCAGTAAGTTCTTGGATGCAAACTGATTGGAAGTCCAGACATTATCATAATTGGTCTGCTAATGATGTATTGATAATGCAAGGATGGTCTACATCTGGTACACCATACGATCAATCTACTGAAGTAGCATACATAAATGGTATATTTACTAATAGAGGTGGTAACATGAAAAACATGTTTGAATCTCATATTAGTTTAGCAAATCATGGTAATATTGGTGGTACTGAAATAGGTGGCATGACCTTCTTAAAAGGAAGTGCAAGTGCCTCAGATAATAGATATAGACCATCTTCTCGTGGTGAGTTAGATCCTAATAACGTCTGGCATTTATCACCTGCTAATTGTGAAAACTATACTTTTAGTATGATTAATGCTCTTGGATGTTCATCTAATGGATGTAACGTTGAGCACCATGCTTGGGTAGGTAATACTAATAATAACTACTCTGAACAAAATTTCCCAGAACCAAACTGGTCTGGATCATGGGGTATTAATAATCCTGGTGGTCAAAATCATATGTATTGGTTGTTTTTCTACGCATAACTATGAGTAAACTTGTCGTCAATCAAATAGAAGCAGGATCTGATAACAACTTTACTGTTGAGATGGATTCAAGTAACAATATAATTGTTGCTGGTACATATAGTTGTCATCCTCAATCTGCATTTTCTGTACCATACGGGACAACTGCACAACGCCCGTCAGTTCCTCAAGCAGGAATGCTTAGAGTAAATATAGAAACGAATTATTTAGAATGTTATAATGGTTCAGGATGGATTAATATTCTTGAAGGGTTTAGTAAACCTGCTGGTTTTGGACAAAATACCGCAGCATTAGGAACAGTTAGTAATCCTGCTACTTCAGCAGTACAGTTACGTGATTCTGGTAATACTACCAATGGTGCATATTATATCAACTTACCTACTATTGGTGTTAAACAAACTTACTGTGCATTAGATCCAGGTTTCCAAGGTGGAGGTTGGATGTTGGCATGGAAGTGTACACGTAGTAGTACATTTGATTATCCTGCAAATTATTGGACATCAACTAATACGTTGAGTGAGACTGATATGTCAAGATCTGATGCTGATGCAAAGTATGATGTATTCAATTACTTTGTGGCATCTGATTTCATGGCAATCTTCCCTGACCTCAATAATGGAGGACAGGCAGGAGGATATGGTAATGGATGGAGTTGGTTAAAGACTGGTGAAAGTTCTACTTGTTTAAGTAGATTCCAGAATAACAGTACAATATCAACTAACCCTCGTGGTGAAAATATGTTCCAAGGATCTGGATTCTCATCTCAGGGTGGATACCAATGGTATGGTTTTAACTATACTGGTAATGGTAGTAACCGAGTACGTTGGGGATTTGGTTGGAACAATGAAGGTGACCAAGGATCTAACGACGTTTCTGGTGGTATTGCTGTTGATAGGGCAAATACCTCTGCTGGTGACCACATTTGGTGTTGTCAAAACACTACAGGTGTGAATAGATCAATCAGAGCAGAAATCTGGGTTAGGTAAGACTATAAATAATACGAAGGATAGAATTAAAACATGTCACAGTTAAATGTCGATAAAATTGTATCTCTAGCAGGTGGTGGTGGAACTGCTCGAATTGACTTGGAATCTAGTGGCAACTTTAGTTTTGACTCTGGAACCCTTTACATTGATGCAGGTAACAATCGCATAGGTATTAACGATTCGTCACCTTCTTATGGTTTAGATATTAATGCTACTGATGCAATCAAGGTTCCAGTAGGAACAACTGCCCAAAGACCAGGCACAGCAATAGAAGGTCTATTCAGATATAATTCCACCGATAGAACCTTTGAAGGTTACTCACTCAATGCTAATACAAACGTAGTAGAGTGGGGACCAATAGCGGGTGCAGGTGGAGGAGGATTCCCAGATCAATCTGCTGACAGATATAGTACAAATTATTCTGTTGGTGCTTCTCTGAAATCAGATGGAACCAATACTTATTGGGCATTTGATCCTGGTAATACTGATTGGTCAACTGCAAGAATCTGGACACATGGTTATGTTGCTGGAGGATATAAGAGTTCTTCTGCATGGAGAACTGTAAACAGAACTGTTCATGGTACTGATGTAACAACAAATATTGGTGATATTATTGATAGATCTGGAGGATATTTTGCTGGATCATGGAATGATATAACACACTTCTGTCATTCATTTGATAATAGTTTCAGAGCATCATCTAACTATACTTCTGCCTATAATATGGCAACTGAATCTGGTAGAACACACCAAGGTTCATGGGATATGACAGTGAATAGGAACTCTATGGGTTCATTCCAAGATCATGTATTTGCTGGTGGTAACTCTTATCTTTATGGTGGTGGTAACTCCAGAACTGATGTTATGAATCTTACTACTGAGGTTATGAGAACTTCAGCATTTCCACCAGATCACTATGATGGTGGTGATGATCCAACTTGGGGTGGTAGTGGTAGAACTAAAGGATGGAAGAAGAGAGGAGATACTTGGTCAAGACAGGGTTTCTGGTGGCAGACAGAGACATGGATGTCTTGGGCACATGCTCCTGGTGGAGATGGTTGGAAGAAGATCTTGTCTACTATGATAGGTCACATGTATGTTGGTACTGGTAATAATAACCAGAATGGTAACCAAAAATGTGATGATACAACTGGTATTCAAACTCGTGGTCTTGACTTCGGTAGGACTGGTGAAGAGAATTTCCAAATGGGTATGAGAAAGGGTTATATGTTAGGTAACTATAATGGTTCACAGAACAATAACACTTACAAGGTTAACTACAATACTGATCAATACAATAACTTAGGTGGAACTACTGAACCGAAAGGTCATGGTGGTATGTCATCTGCTCACTGTGCATCTGCAAGTTCTGTAACATCACAGGCAGCATCATATGATTATGGTACTAACATTCCGAACTATTAATAATGTCTAGCGTTTTAACAAGTCCTAATACCAGAGAGAATCCAGGATATTCTGATGTCATAGTCTTGGATGTAGAGAAGTTTCCTCAAGTAGATACATGGGGTACTCTTCTTGGTGGCAACATGGGATTAGAATATTATGTGCTGGATGATGAGTTCTGGGATTATATTCCTAATGACATTACACATCTTCGTTATACCTATAAGGAAGCAGATCTTGCTGCAAGATATTGGGGTGAGACACGGTTTACCAGATCAGAATATGGTGTAGATGATGAAGGAACTACCTTAAAAGAAAAGGTAACAATGGAGGATACCAGCATATTTGGTAAGTATGTCGTACCATTTATGAAGGACGTAATAACCCTAAAGACACAAGAAATTTTTGAGAAAAGACTTAACGTATTAAAGACTAAATACTCTTACCTTGAACAGGCAGTCTTCCCAGACCAACTTGCAGAGTCTAAATCATTTTTAGATGATGATAAGTTTGAACCTAAGTTGATAGATCGACTTGCAAAACTGAGGGGATTGACAACAGAGGAGTTTGCTACTAAAATAGTAACATCCCACTTGAGTTGGAAAGAAAAGTTATTTGATCTCGCTGTTGCAGAACAGGAAGTAGTTCGTGCAGTTAAAGCATGTACTACAGTTGCAGAGATTAATATCTTCCTTGAAGATTACTATGGTGAGCAAATGACTGACCAACAAACATTAGATACAGGAAGAGGAATTCGTAATGAAGAAACAGGACTCGTTGAACGAGAAAAACCATTTAAGTACGGAATACGTTTCTAAAGATCCCAGATATACAATCGACAATATCATGGAGGATCTCGATTCATTCGGTGATCCTTTATTAGATTGGAAAGGCGTTGATGATTTTGATAGAGGTATAATAGACTGGACTGATACTGCTTTCTTTGAGCAGTCTGAGTTCCAGAATAGATGGTTTGTAGTTAATTCACAAGTTACACCATACCGTCAGATTAGACAGGCATGTATGGAAGTACAGTCACGTTATCAGTCATTACAACGAGTAATTATACAGTATAAAAGATCTATTAATGACTGTAAACGTGTTGAAGCAGAGATGGCAGAAGAGAAGGATGAGTATTGGAAAGAAGATAAGAAATATGAATTAGAACTATTATATCTTGACTTACAGAGTTGGAAGAATAAAATACGTCAGTGTCAATCTGAACTATCAGGTATATTAAAGATAGTTAAAGAAAAGGTAGGTGATTTACCTGCAAGTGAAGTCACTAAGTATCTTTCTGATAAAGATACTCAGAATGAGGAAGAACATAAGTATTGGATTGCTCGTATGGCAAAACAATCTGCAACGGATCTTCTTACTACAGGACGTATTCAGGCAGGTAACCTAGATAGTATGTTGATGATGAATCCTGAAGATCAAGCAGCAGTGACTGATCTTGCCATGACATATTCTACAGCAATGAATAAATCTGTTGGTAAGATTAAAGAAGCAGCAGAGGCAAAAGTTGAAAGAATGATGCCAGAGGATAAACCCCCACAACTATTTGATACAGCAGGTGTTTTAAGTGATTATGCAACCAACAATCTCGCAGACAGAAAACAAAGGGATCTTCAGTCTTCCGATCAACCCGAAACTACCTCCAGAGTTGATAGAAGAATCACTGATTCCCTTTCTAAAGGCACATAAGCACTTAATATACGACTTGTATTTTACTTGTCGTATGCCACCATTTATGAATGATGCGATGGGTGATACCTTTCGCACTGAGAAGGATGCACAAGCATCTGCTAAGAATTCATTTTATATAATGCAGGAGACTGGTATACCATTGTCTGCTACATTTAATAGTTTATGGGTAAGACCAGACCAGAAGAATTTAGATATTTGGATAGAGAATTTTAAACCATTATATGATATTGGTATAAAGACTGTTACGTTACCTCATACTTCATGGGTATCTACAGGACAAATACAAAAAGAGTTCCCAGAACTGTACATTAAGAATACTATACTTAGAGAGGTTGCAAGACCTAATGAGATAGTATCCCTTGCTACGTCTGGGTTTCATTATGTCAATTTAGATCGTGATCTAATGCGTGACAAAGAACTATTGTTGCGTATTAAAAAAGCAAAGGAATATTGTGCAGATAAAGGTAAACCAATTAAGATCTCATTATTAGTTAATGAAGGATGTTGGGGTGGTTGTCCTATTATGCCAGAGCATTATCATATTAATGCAACAAGAGAAGCAAGAGATCCTCAATTCTTTTATAGTGAGATTAGTAGAGTATCATGTTCACGTTGGGATGTATATGATCCTGCTAGTGCACTTAAGGGATCTAACTTACCACCTTGGAAAGCAGATTGGGAAGAGTTCTTTGACTTAGGTATTGATGTATTTAAGTTTCATGGTAGAGATAATGCCATAAGAATGAAGGAGTCAATGGATATTATTGCTAAGTGGGATGCAGATGAGGAACTATTATATGATGATTTCAATCCTTTCTTTAAGGATTTACATGTTAAAGATGCACCTATAAATATATGGCGAGACAAAATCAAGACATGCAAATTCGATTGTTGGGATTGCAATTATTGTGAGTCTGTGGTAGAATCATCCATGAAGAAGGAGAAGAGAGTTTTGAATCCACTTATAGACAGAGTTATCAAGGCAATAGATGGTGCAGTTGATAATAATTCTAACTTCAAACCTGAAGGGTATGATGTCTTAGGGTTATCATCATCTAAAGTTAGACATTTCTTGAATAACTTGTGTAGTGTACCTGGTACAGTATATGTTGATGCTGGATGTTACATGGGTAGCACATTGTTTGCAGCATTAATGGGTAATAAGGAAGTTAGAGCATATGCTATTGATGATTTCTCAGCAGGTATTGTTAAACCGAGACGTAAAGATTTACATTCACAGTTTGAAGTAGAGAATCCTATTCAAACATTTGTTGATAACACAGAGAAGTATATGACTGAAGATAATTCAATAGGATTATCAGTTAGACCTATACATGAAGTAGAATATAATCCAGAGTTCCCACCTAATGTAGTATTTTATGATGCTGATAATCAGGACTCAAGGATGATTACTAACTTAGAGAAGATTCATAGTCAAGCAGCAGATAGTTATATTTTAATTGTTGATGATGCTAACTTTGAAGGTGTAATTGAAACTGCTGATAAGTTTTTAAGTAATAAGACAGTAGTATTTGAAAGAAAGATATTAACAAAAGAATTAGAAGATGCTAATGACTGGTGGAATGGTATGTACATAGTTGTTGTTGATAAAACTCAAGAAGGTCCAGGTGCAAGACTATTATAATATCACTGATAACTTTATAGATACTGGTAAATTTAATACTATATCTAATGAGTTATTAATGCCATCATTCCCTTGGTATGCGTCAAGTATTGATGCAAAGGATCACGAGGGAAATGCACTGCGTAACATGCAGTTAGTACATTATTTCTATGAGAATAATGTAGCAATGGATGGATGTCAGATGTTATTTCCTGTCATGCAGAAAATAGATCCTCTTGCTGTGTTAAGAATTAAAGCAAATCTTACACTACAGCATGATACACAGTTGAAACATGATTTACATATTGATATAACAAATGCTTCAAATCCATTTTTGATGACATCTATACTTTACATGAACACCAATAATGGTTATACTATGTTTGAGGATGGTACAAAGATTGATAGTGTAGCAAATAGATTGGTCACATTTCCAAACTATATAAGACACACATCTGTCTCGTGTTCTGATCAAACATACAGATTAGTAATTAATTTTAATTATGTTGCAAGCGATTCTTAAGAATGAACTCTACATGGGTTACATTTTTGGTATTATGATATTAGGTGGATTTATTCGCCAATATCATGTATTAGATGATATATACTCACTCATTAAAAAATATGTCAAGGACAACAGAGTTCTTATTATACTCACTTCTATATTTGGTGGCGTTCTTCCTATTCCTGGTAGAGTTGCCCTCTCAGCACCTTTACTTGATGCGATAGCACCAGCAGATAAGAGAAAGCGAAGTGAGTTTGGTATTATAGATTATCTTTCAACTCATCATTATTATTGGTGGTCACCATTAGAGAAGACGGTGGTGTTACCAATGGCAGTCATGGGTGTTAGTTATCCTGTATTCTTAGGATATACAATAGTTCCCTTATGTATTACATTAGCATACACATGGTGGTATATATTTACTAAGGTAGATCCTCGTAGTGTTGTACCTAATTTAGAATACATTCAAGACTTTAATTGGCAACGAGCATTAAGAGGTTGGGCACCATTTATAGCAACATTATGGTTTCTATTAGCAACTGGTAAGAGTGGTGCTATATTTTTCTTCCCTTGGTTTGGTGCTATGGCATGTTATTATAGTATTATATGTAAGGATTGGAAGTGGGGTAAGTATTTGGACGGTAAGTTTGCAGTCATAGCAACGGTTGTCCTTGCATTTAGTGGTGTAGTTGGTCAGATAAAAGGACCAGTAATGGAATATCTTAAGAGTGCTGATGTTACTATGCTTATACCTGTTAGTATTGTGGCAGCAGTAGCAGCATGGATCATGGGTAGTAGTGGTAAATATGCTGGTATGACTTCAGCATTGGTAGCAATATTTGGACCTCAATATCTTGTATGGTTCTTAACTACAGAGTATTCTGGTTATCTATTATCACCAGCACATAAATGTTTAATGATTGGTCAACAGTATTTTGGTACACCTATTGTAAAATACTATAAGATTATTGGTAGATTGTGTAAGTTACTTATATTATGGGGTCTTATTACTTTAATACCTGCAATAACATAAATAACTGAGAGAAATA